GTAAGCATGTCGATTTGCTCCTGGTCATTGCCGCAATAGGTGACATACTGATAATGGCCAGGTGTGACGATGGGGAGCAAGGCACCCTGTACCACCACCGTTTTCTTCTCTCCAGTGATAATCAGCAACGGCTCCACGACTGAGGTGTGGTTACTGATGGTCATCGGCAATTCGGCAGGCAGTTCGTTCTTTACCAACTCTGCCTGATCGGTAGCCGTCAGCACTTTCAGTTCCTTCAGCCATCCACGCTGCTGCAACCAACGGAGATAGCGCAAGTGTGCAATGTCGATTGATGGTGTGATGACTGTGACGGTGATAGCATCACCAGCGAGACAGCCGACAGCCTTCATCAGCTTATCAAAGGTTACATCGCCATTGGTCTGCCAGGTGGCGAGAGCATGTTCACGAAGCAGTCGAGGCAGGGTGTTCTCGATGCAGCACGGTTCTTGAATAGAGCTTGTCATAATCTTAATTTTTTAGGGGCCGCTGTGACAGCAGCATGAAACAACAAATTTTTATCACTGCAAATATAGGGGAAACAGGGGAAAAGGTAGGGACAAAAAAAAGCCATGCCAACTCGTAGCACGGCTTTGCTGCTGAATTGCAGCGGGGTAATGAACACGAAATTTACATTTGTACCGCGTTATCAATCGTCAGGGATCCATAGCTGGCAGTGACGATAAAGTTCACGATGGAACCGCTACCCCATGTCGGGGGCATGTCATCGTTGGTAATTGTGATGATACGAGTCTTGGGAATAGCAGGCCAGTGGGCGTTAGGCCACCCCTGATCAGACTGCTTATCGGCTGCACTACGGGTGTCGGTCTCTTCACCATAATTGCCGGTGTAACGCTCCCACGACCAATCGCTATCTGTCAGCTGGTCGGTGATGTCATAGTTGCCACACAGCAGATGCGGGTCGAGATAGAGATTAACGGCACCAGGATATTGCGCTGCTGATGTGATGCGGTGCCCTGCACGGTCGTAGAAGCATATCTGAAGGTCGTTGGCACCATACACCATCTTCCAGTAGGTCGATGTGGGATGTGGCTCGTTATTCTGACTGCTGGCAGCATAGAGATACCACTTACAGCCGTTATGTGTAACGGTGGGGTAGAGTCGGGGAGTACGCTCATAGAGCGTTGCAGCATCCCACGCTCCTAAGAAAATCTCCTGGGCATAGGCACGGGAGAGAACAAACGACGCGCTGGTTGTATAGGTGTCATAGCCACCCTGCCCATCGCTTACCTGACGTGTGGCGGCCACCACATAGACAGCACCACCTTCAGGCACATCAGCAAACTGGAAATAGAGAGCCGACGGGATGCCGCTGGGGTATTGTGTGGCCATGGCCTGATTCCATGCCGTATCAGCAGCCGCATTGCCGCTTTGTCGGGTAATGCTCATCGTATAGCCACTGCTAATGACGTTACCCTCTACATCCTTCAGGATGAAGTCGGCGCGTTGCTGTTCGCCGTCGGCAATGGTGCCATCAGGACGTGACAGTTTGATGTCGATACGGTCAGAGAATCGCGTAAACTGGTCGAGCACACCATAGATATGCGCATCCTTAGTGACGAAGCCCTCGCCGTTGAACTCCTTACGATATACTACCTGTTGGTTTTCGTCCAGTTGCAGCATGGCAAAGCCGGTCAAGTCACCCCAGCCACCCATAAAGCAATGCTCTTCCCATTCCCAGGTGTTTACACCCTCAAAACGGGCCATATAGGACGTAGTATAGATAAAGAACTTCTGACGCTCTGGATGATCCACGCCAAAGAAGCCAGAGACAGACAGCACACTCCACTGTTCGGGAGCAGGCGACCAAGTGACAGGATTCGTATTGAACTGACGCATGGCCACCGTTACGAGGCCATTTTCACGAATCTTATCACCTTCCTGTGCCACATATTGCGCATCCTGTGCGATATACTCAACAACATCATTGGTGACACGCTCAACGACATTGGCCACGGCTGTTACGCGGCAGTAGATAGACTGGAATCCTGCACGTTGAATATTACCCTTGCGGTCATCGCTGTTGGTAGTGGCATTCTTTGTACCATCCATGTTGTGCCAGAAACCACGCAGGATATCATTCACTATAAACTCACCTGGTTCGCCATCGTTCAAATCGAGCACGAACTGGCATGTATGGTTGGTGTCATCAGAGCTAATAATCTCCTTGATACGTCCCTTACCGGCAGAGTCCCAGCGGGTGCCTGAAAGCACCTCAATCTGGTTGTATTTGATGATTGGTACCGACAGCGATTCCGACAGTTCCAACGAGCGGGCAATAATAGTGCCGTCTGGCAGCATCTTCATGCCGGTGCGCGAGCCGATTCCTACCTGAATATCCTTCTCATAATCACCAATGGTGACAGAGCGTTTCAGCACCGTTTCACCCTTAACGAGTATGGAGTTATTGAAGGTGATGTCGCCATTTGCGGTGTCATCGTGAGTACGCGAGAGATATTGCGTCTTAGCGTAAGCAGGAGTCACCAGTTTGTCGTTGGCATTGGCATCGGCCACCGTCTCAGGATTAGCCACGCCATTGATGGTATGGCCGTGAAGTACCAGCTGAGTGATAGAGGCCCAGGAAGCCGTCAGTTTCTCAAATACAGCCTCACTGATGGTCTTCAGGAACTTCACCATGTCGGTAGTAGCGATATACTCCCACCAGGTGCCTTCACCTCCACTGGCAATCGCTTCATCAGAAGCCAGCGTACCCGTATCTACTACCTGAGTCCAGACACGATCCTGTGCCACACCATTCACACGAGAGGCTGAGATAATGCCTCGCGTCCAGATGTAGTAGTAATCGGTGGAACCTACCTGTGTACCTCCCTCATTACATCCGTAGATATCCAACTCTTCAGACGGCCATACCACCTGTGCGGGAATGTCGGCGGCATTGCTCTTTGGGATGGCGATATAGACATAGCGGGGATCATCATCATGGAAGACGGTAGGCGACGCTATCAACGTCCATCTGCGATAGTTATGGCCATTATCAAATCCCAGCCCGTCGATGCCACGCATGTAGCACATCACCATGCTACCAGACGAACAGTTAGCATGGATGTAGTTACGATCACCAGCGGCATTGAGTTGAACAAACAGAGCACTGGATGAAAACCAATAATCGGATGGACGGGCGACTGTCATATTGTATATTTATGAGTTAGGGGTTATCACCCGAAGCAGGTGCTTCAGGAACGGTAGTTTCACCCGACGGAGAGCCATCGGGCACAGTGGTTTCTTCAGAGACAGGGAGGTGATACTTTTCCTTATTGATACAGCCGATGGCAGGGAGTGGCTGGGCCTGGTCAATGGATAGCTCCATCAAGTGCCATTCTGCATATTTGACAGGCAGACTGCCCCACTCGCATTTATCGAGCGAGAGGCCACGAAGCGACAGCATCGTAGGGGTGTCGTAGGTCTCACCCGTAATAGGACAGCGGCCATAGTGTTTCAGATCACGGAGATACAGAATGAGATCCTGCACCATTTCATCCATCAATAGCTGCTGGTCAGTGCCCAGCTCATCATCCTGCTTGGCATTCTTAGCCAGCGAGCGCTTCTTGGCACGGGACATGAAATAGATGGTGTGTCGATAGTTCACCACCTTAGTAGAGTTCATTTCAGCATCTACCAGGACCGAATAGGCCATACATGGCGACTTTGCCGTGTTCTGATTACGCACAAACTCCGAATCCTGATTGATGGTCTTGATTTCGTAGTATGCCTTATCCTTAGAGCCACGTTTCGGGTCATGCGATATGGGCTTGTATAACTGTGCCCACTTTTCGAGGATAGTAGAGAGATTGCTGGTCATAACTAATCGAGGGCAGGGGTTACAAACATGACAGAGCCAGAGGCATTGTTTTCAAACTCCGGCGTGTATTCACCCGAAGCCGATGCTTCAGGCTCAGTGGCGGGAGCCACATAGAGGGGAGAGGTCTTAAAGGCTTTCAACAGGTCGCCTTCCATGTCGGGCTGATGCGTTTGCAGGTAGCTGGAGAGGTCGGAAGTCAACTGCACGGCCTCGTTATGTGCCGTCTCACGTCTTGGGTCGCCCACTTTTATCTGCATAGTGCGCGATTCCAGGTGACGGGCCATAGCCTTACGCAAACGGTGGATGATACGCTTCAAAAGGCGGTCATCAGTGCCCTTGATTGCTGTTTCAACGAGATAGTCCATCAGATCCTCGCCGATAATAGGAGTCAGAATATCCTCCTGGATAAAACGCAGGTCAGGCAGCATGAGGATAAACTTCTCACGCGAGCCGTAGATGTCGAGATATTCCTGAAGGATGGTAGCCGACGGGATAGCCAGACTTGCAGCGAGGAAGAAATAGCGAGAGGTACGCCAATAATCAGTAATCTCCTTTTTCTCAGCGTTAGAGCTTTCTGGCTCAATGGCGGCTGGGTCGAGCGCATTCACCTCCTGCGTCCACTCTTCGAGTGTCACGAGCAAGGCATTGATAGCAGCGTGAGACTCTTTGATGCAGCTCTGCTTATAGGCCGCAATGGTGGCGGGATCGACTTTCTGGTAATCATCTGCCACACCGATATTGATACCTGCACCATTGACACTGATAGCCTGCTGGTCAATGGCGCGACCAAGTGCATCAAAGGTAATGATACGCTGTGCCAGGGTCAGCAGACGGGCGTAAGGGGGTAGTGGAGTACCGGCTACAATCTGTCCGATATACTCCGCAATAGCACCCTCGCCATCGCGCAATGACTGATAATATTCCACCAACGACTGATGGAGCTGTGCGCCGAGTTTATCCTTTAGGAAGTCCTGCTCAGACGAATCAAAAAAACCTGCCATCGTCTCG